GCACACCAATTGCTTTGGCATTAACTTGTTCTCTATTGAGATTTTGGTTTAAGTCATAGCCTGCCTGTGCAACTGCGGCTGTAAACATGTTTTGGGCTTCGCTTAAATATTTAGGTGCATTTACACTCGGTGGGCTTTTTTGAGGCTTCATTATGCCTACTGCGGCTTCACGTGGAGTAGGTGCTTCTTTTAATCGTTCGTGTGTCTCGCCAGTCTGTTTTTCCCATTGAGCTACTCGCTGTTCCCATTTTGCATCAGCATCTGGTTCCATATTTTCTTTGTAGTCGTTTAAGTTCTTAAATGCTCGAGCTAATGTTCCTACACTTTCCATGTAATGATCTTTGGCAAAGAAACCTTTTAACACATCAACAACAGGGTGATCTAATTCTTCATATCTACCCTTAACTCTATCTTCGAGGTCTGTACTAATTTTCCCAACGTTGTTGATTAACTTGAACAATGCTTTTACATAATCTGCACGATGTTCATCTGTATAACCTGCTCTAAGTGTTTCTGCATAACGCACAACTGACTTAACAATTTTTGGCATATCCGTGTGGTAATCATGTCCACCTGCAATTCTAAATTCTATAAGATTGTAGCCTGATTGGTTATCACTTTGATTTTTAAAATTAATTGAACTAAACTTGTCACTGCTTATTGCAGATTCTAATATTTGTTCAATTGCTTCTATTGTTTTTGTACTGGTAGGATCTGCTTTAAGTTCAACCGCTTTCTTCTCTAATCGTTCATATTGTGATTTAGCATAACTATTGTTTTCCCTACCGAAAGTACTTGCTAAATATTTGTCACCTAATAGCACAGCAAGTTTAACTTTGTTAACTTCAGCTGATGCTGTCATATCTGTTTGTGTAGGATCCAAGCTCATAGTAACATGTAAGCCAGTTGACCTATTTGTTTCTACATCATTTGTTGCTAAAGACTCAAACAATGATTTTATTTCTTCAAGCATTATTCTCGGTGTCTGATACACTGGTGATATAATCTCTGCACCTGCGCCATCGCCATCGATACTGCTGTCGTCTTCTACTCGCCAATAGTCGTTGTTAATACCACCGGAATGATATTCGCCTACTTCGATATTACTTGACTGACTGTTATTCTCTGCCCAATTTCGTAGTTCGTCTCCAACGCCGTCTAAGCCGCCTTCGGTATTATTATCGAGGTAAACTTCGTACTCGCCTAACATCTCACTCATGCTACCATAGGTATCACTTACCCAATCTGGTATAGACAGGTCTTCCTCTGCGGCTTCCATAGCGGCATCAAATATTTCGCCGTTATCTCGGATGTCTTGTTCTAACCATTCAATGAATTCGTCTTCCATTTCTTCTTCGACAATTTCTCGTAGCCAGTTAATGTATTCCCACCCATCTTCTATCCTGGATTCGTATTCTGCTGGGTCGCTATCTTTTAAATCTTCTTTTCGTCTCTCAACAGCATATTCAGTTGGGCCACCACTCGAATCAATAAATTCTTCTATGTATGCTTCATCTTCTTTACGTTCGTTAACTAACTCTTGTACAAGGTCGCCTTCGTACTCGTATATTTTGTCTTCTAAGATCCAATTACGGTATGCTTCGTTGATGTCGTCTAAGTAACTTCTGCCATACTCATCAAAAATTCTGTCTTCGATATCGCTCCAAGACATGTCATCGACTTCTTCGCCATAATTATTATCATTGTTGCTGTAGCTTTCCCATACTGTTTCAGCTTCGAATCCGCATTTAATAGGGGAATCTAATGCTGATTCAATTATTTCTTTAGTGTTAAAGTTTAGTTCAAATAACTGCTCAGTGCCTTGCTCTTGCATCTGTACTTTTCGTGCAAGTTTTTTAATTTTTTGTTTAACTGATGAGATACTGTTTTTGCTTTTAGATGTTTTTCGTAAAGCATTTTTATGGACTTTTTTACTGTACTTGCCACCTTTGGCTTCTGTGATTGGTGCTACTGTTAATTCCTCATCAGGATCTATTAGTGTGTACTCGCCTTTAGGATCTTGTACAACTAGTTTTTTAAGTGCTGGTCCTTTACCGACTTTACTTACAACTTTGCCTGCAACTTCGCCTTTGTCATCTAAATATTCAGCGCCGTCTTCAAAATCTTTTGCTTTCATTAAGGTTGGTTGTGGGGTATTTATATCTGCTTCAGGCTCGCCTATTTTAGGAATATCTAACCCTTGTGTTACCGTTGGGCTACCTAAATCTTGTTTAGGTGCTTTAGTAGGTGCCGCTGTTGCCTTAGCAACTGCGCCTGTAGTTTGTTGCCCAACAGGAGTTGGTGCACCAGACTGTAATCCGTATTCCTTAAGGACATGCTTTAAAGTTCTTACATCAGTAAACTTCATATTACCTTCTTCTATTACTTGATTTATTTAATGTTTTCAACCTTCTACTAGCTGGATTCATTCTTTTTGACCTTTGTGATTTTCTAGACATCCTAGCACCCATCTTGGCTTTAGTTCGTCTTAATACCATACGTTTTTTAATATCTACTGGCTTATGACATTGAGCCGCATTAGATACCACTCTACCTTTGCGTCTGCCACTAGTACATCTTACAGCACGTTTAACCTTATTACCCATCTTGCGCCAAACCATTCTGGCTTCGATAATTGTTTCTTCTGTAATTTCTTCTATTCTCATTGGCCACCCGCTAGTGTGACGCCTATTGCAATAACAATAGTGACTAGTGTTGTAAATGTGGTACCAACAATAGCAAGTACCCAATTTTCAATTTTGTTTAATCTTTCTTTAGTATCTACTTTAAACTCTCTGAGTTCTGTAGTAATACTTTCTATTCTAAGCATATCTGCAATAATATGAGCTTCTAAGTTTTCTTTATCAGCATATACTTGTATTTCTGGTAATTCATTTGGGTCTAGTTTCTTAGCCATTTTATAATAAATCCTGTTTTGTGAACTCCATATTAATAGTGTTCGTTGTATCTAACGTTCCGCCGTTAAGCACTATGCCATTAAGTTCATCAACTAAAGTTGTCACAGTGTGTGCTTGTGGCACTTCTGTAGCAAACTTAAATATCCAGCCGGCACCGGTCATAGTTGGTGCTCCATAAGTTTGTAATAAGTTCGTACCAACTCCATTAAGTGCTACAGGATTATTCATTACTACAGGCATTGCCCTTAATCCTATTACTTGTACAACACTTTCAAAATCTTTTTGAGTGTTATCGTCGTAATCACCGGTTACAGTTATGTCAATCGAAGTAAACAAAGTAAAAAATTCTATATTACCTGTTAGTGCTTCTACGGAGCCCATTGCCCCACCTCTTATTAAACTCATGTATGTCTCCTGTGTATTCTTCTTACAACTATTTATCACTTTATCAGTTTTTACTATGCAGAAATTAAAATCAAAAAAAAGCACACCTAAGTGTGCTTCTTAAATGTGACGCCTTCCGTTGTCACGAACCTAAGGTAGTTAGGATTTCCTAATCAATAGCTTATGCTACTGTAAACGTTCCTGCTGTTGCTGTTGCGTTTGAACCTGATCCAGTAAGTACTGGCTGAACTGCCGCTAAAACTCTAGCCGCTGTTGGTGATCCTTCTACTGCAACGTGCATTACTGTTGCTGAAATGCTGTTAATGATTACTGGTGTGCAAATTGTTGATAAAGCTGAAATTACTAGCTCACCTTTGTTTGCCGCGCCTGCTGTGAAACCAAACGAGCTAATGTCATCTGTTCCATCTACTTCGTCGATGATGAAGTATGACAGTGTTCCAACTAAAAATTGGTCTTCTGCTACTGCACCTGCTACTCTTACTAATGCCATAATATGACTCCTAAAATTAATTTACATATCTGTGGTCTTTGTACCACTACCAAATTAAAGTAGATATGTATTCTGGTTACTTTTATTTATCTAATTTAGCCAAAAAAAAGCACCAACGTGTGGTGCTTTCTTAATATTTGGTTATTTAATCTTAAAGATCAAATGCCGCAATTGCTACGTTTGCCCAGACAACGCCATCGACGTCTGTAAGAGCCTGTACAACGTCTTCCAAATGAGCCGCTAAGGTCTCACTGTTAGTTCCGTCATACTTGTCTGATCCATGCTCGCCTTCGAAAAGAACTTTAAGTCCTTGTCCAGCTCCGCCTGTTGCGTCTACTGTTCCGATTGCTGTTGGTGTTAAGCCTTCGTTACCGACTGCTTTTAAAAATACGTCTAATGCTCCGCCTACAGCCAATTTAGCTGAAACGTCTACTGCGAAATCTACTTGGATACCTGCTAGTGTTAGGCCATTAAAATGTCCTGGTGCTACTGCGGCTCCGGTGTTTTGAGTTTGTGCCATGTTAATTCTCCTAGAATTTGTTAATGTTACGTTTATTTATGCAAAATGGAAGATTATGAGAGTGTTTATCGTAGTTAAATAGGGTTTTACGTTGTTCTATCCCTTTGTTCTAGCCTTGTCGCCCATTGCCACTATCTTTTTAGCAATGTTGCTGGCACCTTTTGCTAACATACTGCCTTTAGCGGCAGATTTGCCTGCTAAACCATCAGCTTTGTTAAAATCGTCCCACTTGTTTTTCATCGTTTGAATAATGTTCTTGCCTGGGCCAGTTGGTGCTTTTGTTTGTGGGCCGCCTCTATAAGCATTTTGGTTACCTATTTGTCCACCCCTAGTTCTAGTACCATCGGTTGGGGCTGGTGTGCTAGATCCTTTTGGCTTCATTGGTACTCCGACAAAAGGCTTGTTTATTCTATCAGCTTGTCGTTGAGCCGCCGCATTATCTTGTTTGCGATCTGTACTACTATTAACAGCCGACAGTGCCTGGGCATGTGCTTGTACTGGATCAGCGCCGCCGCCTGCAAATTCTACTGCTTTATTCCATACTTCCTCTGACCTTATTCCACTACGGTCAACTCGTTTCCAATCTAGGTGTACTTGCTGTAACGTTGGGCCTGATGTTTCAATTTCACTGATTCTCATACAACTATTTATCCTTATGCCTTTTTTCTGCCACTTGCCCAGTACCCTGCAATTGCGCCGATGCCAGCTCCTGAGACCGAAGATATTTTACTTGAAACTTTTGGCAAGATTTTACTTCCTGCATAAGCGCCAACTGCCGTAGCCGCCGCTCGTTTGATTCCTTGTGCCTTTGGTACAGGTTTAAGTTCCTTCCTAGAGCTCATTGAACTTACTTGAGTGAATAGTTCACTGCCTCTGCCCTTGAGTCGCATCAACTGTATTATTTTACTTACAACTAGTTGGCGTTGTGAGAACTTTAAACTGGGCCAAGATATGATTAATCTTCTTATCTGTTTAAGTATAGGATTTTTAATCTGTAATTGTGATTCGAATCTAAAAAGAGTTGTAGTAATATCACTTTTGCTAATACCTTGTCGTTGTACACGTTGCATAAAAGCATAGTGCTTTCTATTTTGGAATTGTAAAGAATTTAAAAAACTTACATCTTTGCTTTTAAACTTTAAACTTTGGTAGTCAGGGTTGTTAATAGCAAAACCCAACATATACAAGTCAGTTGCCGCAGTTCTAAAAACTGCATAAGGGCCATACTGGCATGTTTTTCTTGCATACACTAACGCATAGTCCTGTTGCTTGTTATCTTGATACATCATTATAAGACTTAGTGTTTGCAAATAAAATAAATCTGCAATATCTCTGCCTGTAAGACTTTTAAAACCTGATGTAGTTCTGTATAATTTACTTTCTGCTAACTCTTGATTTACTAGTTGTAAGTCCATTATCCTGCCGGCTTCCCTGATCCAAAGTTAAGTCTACTAAACTCTAATCTATCTACTAGTTTAAGTGCATTACCCATTCTGTCAACTGCAACAAAGCCTTCTTCGCCTGTTACTTCATACCCATCTTCTGTTGGCACAAATGTATTCATTACACGGATTTGTTCTAGCTTCTTAACTATTTTAATTTTTGCTTCGATAAGTTTTAAATATAAGTCATACACTGATACAATACTTTGTAAGTGTTCTCTAATAAATTTAACACCTGCTACCATTTTTTCTGTTTTAGCATCAATACTTTTTTGTGTTTTAACTTTGGCTATTTCTTTTGTCATGTAATCTATATACTTTTGCACAAACCCTTGTGCAAATTTAGTAGGCTCATCAAAATGTCCTTGTCTTACTTGCATGTTTGCATGTGCTTTTAATTGCTGTAGGAACTCTTTGCCTACTAAGTCTGTGCCTTGTCCTAACCAAGCAAATGTGTCTTGGTCTACAGTTTTTAAGTACTGGTCTGCTGTAGCAATAGCTGACATAATGTCTGCACTTTCACCAGCAGTAAATGTAACTGTGCCACTAAGGTCTTTAATAATTGCATCTCTGTGCCAAACACCTGGTGCTTGTCCTAATACACTACTATCAAATCCAAACTTTGCTTGAGTGTCTGCTAGTGTTGGGCCGCCTACATATTCTGTATGCCAAACAATGCCTATATCACTCTGTAATATTTTCATAGACAACTCGCTCTGAGCCGGTACAGCATATACTAATGTGTTGGGTTTAAAAATTAAATAACTTTCGCCGTCAATTTCTTTTTCGCTTAATGTATCTTTTGCAAAAAGAAAATCTCCTTGTGCAACTGTATTCCAAGTCAGTTTACTTAATTTAACTAATGCTAATTGTAATTTATTTTGTAAGTCGTCTTGTCCAGGATGGTTTAACTTGATATCGTTGGTGGTAAAATTCATTTTAGGAATCTTTGCAAATACGCCTTTAGTGCCTACAAAAAACTTACCAGTTGCTGGATCTTTACCAGCAATAATGGCTGGAGCACCGTCCCATTTAGTTGTCATACTTACCGCTTGTTGTGATTTGCCATCAAGCATAGCATGTAAACTATACAAATAATCTACTGCTTCTTTGGCTCCGGGATAACCTTTATTAAAAATATTATCTTCTAAATGCTCTAAGTGGGTATTCTTTCCTTCCTTGCCTTCTAGTAGCATACTTTCAGTAATTAGTTGTGTAACAAGAGGCTTAGATATCTCGTTAAATTTCATTTTAAATTCCTGATAATCGTTTGAGGTTGTACAGTTGTATGTCTTTTGTTTCTATCAACATTACATGAGATGTAACTGATTCTGAAAGTAATACTTCATATCCTAAGTCAGCCCAACTAATTCCAGCATGTTCTAATATCTTACAAACATGCTCGTATGCTTCTGCTCTCATACTTCTAGCAAGTTTAGTAAAATGTGTATATGCTTGTGGATCTGATTGCGGTAGTCCGCCTTTCTTTAATACTGGTGCGGCGGCTTGTATAAAGTTATCAGCATCATATCCGCCGGTCTTTAATTGACTTAATTTTGCAACTAATTGTTTGCCAGCTTCTAAGTCGCCACCTAGTGTTCTTTTTTGTAAACTTTTTATTTCTGCAGTAGTAGGTCCGGGAATTGGCATTAATGCTTTAGGTTGTGCTTGTGCTTGTGCTGGTGCTGGTGCTTGTCCGCCTTTCTTTTTCATCATTTGGCCTATAGCTTTTGCTCCACCTGACATTGCTCGTCCAATTCCTGCTCCAACTGTTGCGCCAATTTTTTGACCACGTGTTGCATTAGGATTTTGTCTTGTTTTACTTGCTAATGATCCGCCTGCCGCTGTAGTAATTTTATCGCCTACTGCTTGAGCTCCACGTTTAATCTTATCCATATAGGTTTCTGGCTCTGGTGCGGCAACAACTCCTGTTTTAGGATCAATTTCTGCCTGTGGTGCTCCGCTTCTGCTCATACCTGCTGTTGATGGTGCTTGTGGTACAACTCCGCCAACTGGTTTTTGTGGGGCAACTGGAGCCGCTGTTGGTGTTGCTGTAGCAGTTGGCTGTACTGGAGCCGCTGTTGGTGTTGCTTGTACTGGCTGTGCTTTCTTTGTAAGTTCTGCTCCTAGTTCCTGTGTTGCCATTCTGCCATTTCTTTGATTTACCCATTGGGCGCCTTGCCACTCGTATACAAAGCCGTCTGATGCTTTAAGTAATTTACCTTTTGCAATTGGTTTTGCTGTAGCAGTTGGTGTTGGTGTTGCTGTAGCAGTTGGTGTTGCTGTAGCAGTTGGCTGTACTGGAGCCGCTGTTGGCTGTTGTACGCCTGCCTGAGCTGACTGCTTTTCTAATTCTAATGCCATTGAGCTGTCAGGTCCTTCTGCTGGTCTACCAGTTAATGTTCCTTTTTCATCGGACTGTGCCCAAGTACCTTCTGCAGACTTAGTATAAAATTCGCCGTTTGCTTGGGAAACAACGGTTCCAGCTGGAGCGCCTGTAGGCCCTGTAGGTTCTGCTGTAGGTTCTGCTGTAGGTTGTACTGGTGCCGTTCCTGCCGCCGCTTTTTTCTTTGCTAAACGATCTTTTACTCCGCCTGGTACCATTTCTGCATTAGTTAGTTCATCGAGTTTCATACAAGTTCTCTTATTTAGATTCTTTTATGGCTTTGTTTATGCCTCGAGAGAATTTTTTAGGATCGCCACTTTTAATGCTATTGATAAGTCTACGTTCTAAATCCAATGCAACATCTTCTTCGTATAAAGAATATAATATCGCTTTAATGTTAGCCGCACTAGAAACTAGGTGCTCCACTCTGTTTTCCAAAACGTGGTGCTTATTTCTATCTGTGCTAATAGAGTTCAATTCTTCTAATATACTTCTTGACTTTTTCATAAATTATTTCTCGTTATAGTCATATTTATCATTTAGACATCATTTTTCTTCATGAACTCTCTAATGTTTAATGCCGCGTTAACCGTACTGGATGCTTCTGTCTCGTCTGTTTTAATAGTATTAGTTCTTTTTAGCTGATTAACTAAGCTATTTGTGGTTACTGTTAGTGCATCATCGTCATCTTCATCTAAATCTGTAACTCTCAAAGTGTCTGGATTAAACTTTAAATCTACTTTACTGCCTACTCCTGCACTAGAACGTGTTTTCATAAACTGTATTTGATATCTACCACGTTCTCGCATAGCATTACTAGTAAATATACCTACAACATTATCTGCTGTTTGGATTTTACTAATACCACCAGCAATATGACTGTGGTCAAATTCAATTTCTTCTACTGCTCCTCTGTTTAACTGAGATGCTGTTGCAAATAGTATATTTCTTTCCATTGCAATGTTACGCAATTCTTCAGATACATATTTGTCTTTAATAAACTGGTCGTTAGCACTAATTTTTGTACTAATAGGACTCATCAAGTCTAAATAATCTACAAGTAAACAGTCTACTTTAACATCATGATTAATTTCATACTCTCTAACGTATGCTCTAATGTCGTTTGCATTAATACCACTGGACATTTGTTTAATACGGAACTTGCCTGCACTTTTACCTTTCATTCTTACTTTTAAATCAACATCATCTATATTACGCATAATGTCTCTAGTACTATGTTCACTGACCATTGCATCTAAACGCATACTAATAAGTTGTTCACTAAGCTCTAAACTAATGTATACAACATTAAGTCCTGCTAATGCCCAGTTAACACCTAAGTTCTGCAAGAACAAACTTTTACCTGCACCAGAGCCTCCAGCAAAGATTGTTATCTCGCCTCTGTTCATGCCACCATATAACTTTTGGTCAAACATCTTCCAGCCACTACTTGTTGCGCCACTTTGTGCTCTAATCCATTCTAATCGTTCTTTAGGATTTTCAAAATATTCGAGCCCTAAGTCTTTTACAAGACTAACCTGTGTTGCTTCTTTAATTTTATTCTCTACTGCACCATAATCACCTGTTTCTAATAAGTCCGTGCTATCCAAGATTGCTTTTTCTAGTGCTTTGTGTCTACAAAATCTTTCTAAACTATCAAGAAACCAGTCTGTATGGTTATCACTAATGCCTTCGACACGCTCTAGTAATAAACCAGTTGTCGCTTCTATTTGGTCAATAGTAGGTATTGCATTATATTCAGTTGTATGCTCTTGGACAAATGTTATTGCCTTTTGAAACTTCTTATCAAACATATAAGGGCGTACAATAGTGTTTACCCTTACAAATAATTCGGGGTCACTAACAATAAACCTTAAAAATAGTTCTTGTATTTCGGGTGTGTAGTTATTATCTTCCATATTTTTCCATGAGCTCCTTATATAAAGCCTGTGCTATTAATTTATTACCTTTTAGGTTTGGATGCTGATCTTCTTGGCTAATAGGGTTGTTGTCAGCATATTCTGATAACGATACTTCTGCCCATTTACTCTTATCTATCAATTTTTTTAAATTTATTTCGGGTGTTGAAGGCAGGGTATCATATATATTTCTTTCCATAAACGGATGTTCTAAGTTAGACATGCTAGTAAACATATAAGGTATTTGCTTATCTTCAAAAAAGTTTTGTAACACTAACACATTATTATAATATGCTATATCGTAATCATTAAATGAATTCAACCACTTCATTTCGTTGTCGTATGAAAGTGTTTGCAATTGCTTTCTTGCTGTGTTTGGGTTACTCGAAATATCTAGTGTCCAGTTTCCTTGAATACCGTTGTTTACAACTACATTTATCCACTCATTATCTTCAGGGTTCCAGTATTCTGTTCTAAACGGTGACGACCATTGTATAATTGCAACATAGTCTGTCATATCATTATTGTTACAATAGTCTAATGTAGTTCGTACTATTCTGTCATTACCTTTGCCGCCGTTTGCAAGATTAACTACAGTATCGAATTTGTCTTCTAAATGATTTGACCACACTATCCTAGATATATGCTCGTCTCCTCCGGTGTTACCAGAGCCTGCTGTAAAACTACATCCATTCACAAGCAAATTATTCATACATAATTCCTCTGTTGTAGTTCTTTATAAATTTCATTACTTATAAGTTTATGTCCAGCTTCATTAGGATGTTTATCCTGAGCACTAACATAATTGCTTTGTTGATAACTTGTTAACGGACTTTCTGTCCATTTATCAGTGTTTATATTATTTTTTAAATGTACTTCATACTGTGTGGGAGTATTTTCTATTTGGTCTGGCCCTGCATATGGCTGTCCAGGCTTTAAATGATTAGCAAACGACATAGATGTAAAAATATATGGTATCATTTTACTATCTAAGTATTGTTGCATTATAATAACTTTCTTATAAAAGTTTATTTGATAATCGTTGATACTTTTGCCATACATTAACAACTGTGAAGCCGCATCATTTAGTCTGTCATACATACCGTTATTTTGTAGGTGTTCTAAATGCTTGGCATTATCCATATGTAAGCTAAAACGTGCTTCAGCCGTCCCTACAGCATTGCAGAAGCCAGCAAATGCTTTACATGAAGGTATATAGCGTTCAAACCGCAAAGGACTAGTCCATTGTATAACTACAACATGGTCGGTAGCATTATGAGAATTAAAATATTCTATTGTGGTGCGAAGAATTCTATCGTTACTTCCGCCGCATATTGCTAAATTAGTAACGGAATCAAATTCTGGCAGTTGGTTTGCCCAAACATAGTCTAGTGCAGGTGCCAGTTTGCCATCAGGCGTATGTACTTCGCCATTGCCTGCTGTAAAACTACATCCATTTACAAATAATGTTGTCATAGCATTTTTGCCTGTACTTGTATTTTAAGTTCGTTACTAACTGCATTATCTGTAATGCTTTTCATTGTTAATAACCTGCCATATTTGTTTACTGCATCAGCAACATCTTTGCATTCAGACGACCATTTAGGAAAACTTACTTCCCATCCTAATTCTACTGCGGTTGCTATTAAGTCTTTACCTGCACTATCTCTATCAGGGCATAGTATAACACGTTTATTAAGTTTAGAAATTAAATGTGCTTGTTCAGGTGTTACACTATTACCTAAAACACTTATACCGTCTATAAGTATTGCATCAAATACGCCTTCTACTACTATAACAAAGTCTCTATCACTGTCTACATATCTGTCTATGTTAAACACATAGCCTGGTTGTACATTTAATAAATATTTTGCAGTTTCTTTGTTAGGTGGGCTAATGTGTCTGCCCGTCCAACCTACTAATTCGTTGTTATACATAAACGGAACAACTAAACGTTTTTTGTATAGACTGGTGTTAATATGCATTAAAGGGAAATTGCCTAGCAATCCTCGTTGTCGTGCATATTCTTTAATTGGGTGACCATCTTCCATGTGTTCTACTAGTGTAGTTTCTTCTGGTAATTGATGTGTTACGAAACTAGCCGCTGTATAAACATATTCTGTGCTGTCTTCTATCTCTAATTCTTCGGAATACTTCATTAAGTCTAAAACAACTTTATGTATGTCCTTATTAGACACACCTAATGTCTCACATAATTGCCTGTACTTATGACCTAACTTTGGACTAGGTGCCCAGCCAGTTGTAAAACTACAGTTAAAACAGTGATAACTTATCTTAGCATTACTTTGAATTACTCCTGCACGTTTTCGCTTGTCGCTACATAAAGGACAATCAAACGTTATCCAACCACTAGGAGTTTTGCCAGAGTTTAACGGCAAATTGTCCATAAGTAATCGATGTACTTGGTCTACTAGTTCATGATGATGCATATTCAGTTATTATAACAGCTTAATGCGAAGAAGTCAATTAATTTCTTAGTTGAAATTTATCTATTGTGCCTGCTGTTGGGTGATATTTAACTCTAATCCAATTAGTGTTAATTTTGAAGTTGAAAGGATCCACTCCAGTGAACGCTGTAGTGTATGGCATAGCTGGAGAGCCAATGTCTCCTTGCACATTTACATCATACCAATCTGTTTCACTAGGTGTGGTTGCTAATGCACTTGCTTGTACGTGGATATTTCCAGTAAAGCCTGTTAGATAAAATGCACATGTATGGCTTCCGTTTTGATCGTTGTCCATATTTCCGTACATTGCACTAGTAACAAACGTATTGGCGGCATCGCCTAAATCAGTATTTGCAGTTTGTGTAAATGTAGTAGTTTCTTGTGTGGGAATTGGTTCGTACTCCAAGGAGCTCTTTACTTCCAAGTCAGTTACAATTCGGTCATTTTGGTTTGCATATAAAGGATACTCTGATGCACCATTATCTGCAGATTCTGTAATAGCAATTGTGTAAAGTCCGGCTCCAATGTTTCTTAAATCGGATGGGACTAAATCAAGTGTTGCTTCTCCAGTAGTACCGCTGTTTACCAATGTAAGTTGCTTGAGCATTATTCTACGTTTGGTATTTGGGTTCATGATTGTTGCATATAGGGCCTTAGTGCTAATGTTTTGCAAAGCTCTATCTCTGTTTCTTACAAAGAAACTCAACTTATTATTAAACCCTTTGTGGACTGTTAATTTATTTTGATTCATAGGTCTGTTATCCGTTTTTATGCCTTCTGTCGTTAAAACTAAGTCTAACGACTGGTTTCCTAAATTATATATTGTATGACTACCGTTAAAGGACATTATTTAATTCCATGTTTGTTATGTATTTATCCATTTGTACTATAAATACTTTTGATGACTAATGAGACTAACCTACAAGAGAAATTCCCTTTTTTAACTGGAATGGCGTACAATGGCAAAGACTATGTCGGCATTGTACAAAATAAGGACAACCAGATTATAAGTTTTTACGATATCGACAAATGTCGTAACAGTGGCGAAAAGAAAATCATGATGGATTGTGGAGACTTATGGTGGTGGGAATCTAACAGGATGTTACCAATCGATGTATTTCTGTTCCATGAAATGCAAGATTTTAGGCACTGTGTTAGTACGTTTATTTTAAAAGAAACTGAAATATTATTTGGACCTGTAACTAGTATGCAGAACATACTTAAAAAGCGGATTAAAAGAAGAAGTATTCAGTTAGTTAGAAAAACTGACCAGACCTAAATAAGACGTTACTTACCTAATTGCTCTAAAATTAAATTTAACTGCACAATAATAGCTGTGGCATAACCAATTGCATGACTTCTTTTAAAGAAGTAACCATCAGTTTGTTCCCATACTTCGTTTGAAATAACTTCCCAAGTATTACCAACCAAATGTCGTTTGCCTGGTCTTATAAGTGCAAGTATCATTGCTAAGTCTTCTACACTATTAGGTAAGTGTTGTTTAACAATGTCATGATGTTTGCTAATATGAAACAGTTGGTCAACTATTTCTTTATGCTCAAACAACTCCCACATAGGCTCTGTTGCTAAAAGTTTATCTAGGTGTTGTTCACTTTTAACGCCATTGTAAATGTGATTGTTCAACACATCTAATTTAAAGTAACCAACTTCTTCCGCTTCTTTGTGGTCTATTGTACTAAAGCCTTTTAACGGAAACATAGGAATAGGTTGCACATACACGCCAGTGTTATGCTTTTCAAATTCTATTCCACGTTTGATACTCGCTGGTGTATGTTCAATAA